GGGGTTGATGACATCAAGCAAGCTATTTGCGACGAAATTAATTCCCTTGAAATGGGGCAAAGGGTCAATTTTACCCGTCTTTATTCCGTTACCTATGACGTTAATGGTGTTGATGATGCAACAATTGTAATTGGCAGCACAAAAGATAAATTAGCGGACCAAAATATTTTAATTGGTCGTTCCGAATTTGCCCATTGTGACCCCGAAAATGTGGAGGTTGATTTAATTGGCTTATGAGACAACAGACCAACTAATTGCAGAGGTAGCCGATCACTGGAACAAGAAAAAAGATACCGTTTTTTACCAGCTACTGGACAGTTATAATTCACTGCTTGAAAAAATCAGCGATGAAAATGAAAAAATTGCTGAATGGCGTAGCATTGACAAAGCAAAAGGTACAACGCTTGACCTAATCGGGCAAGATTACAAAGCTTATAGAATTAGTGATGATGAAACTTTTCGTTTCATTATTTTTTTACATATTTTAATTTCTAGGGCACAAGGTACGATTCCTTCAATGGTTAAGATTCTGGGAACTGCTTTAAATGCAAAGCCAGAACAATTTAAAGTCTATAAAACGGGTTTAAGACATATTGGTATTGTGATTCCGTTTGAAAATTTGCCCAATGTTCAAATGGAAAAATTCATCATAAAGAATATTCAAAACCTGCTAGCAATGGGTTACTGGATTGATGAAATCAAATTTCTTTATGAGGAGAAGCAAACTTGGTACATCGGTGCCGCCACACAGGATAGGAAGCATGAAATCAACGATCTTGCTTCTAGTTGGTGGAGCGGCGAAAAAGAAAATACCCCAACCGGCATTTACATCGCTACTAAAATGCTGATCCATGAAAATTTAGAACTAAATTCGATTTAGTAGAAAGGAAGGAAAAATGGACGACAACAAAAAGGATAATACTCAGCCTAAAGATGACAAATCTGATAAATTCAAAGATACGATTGTCACCAATGCTGGACGTCATCTCTTACTAACAGTTGGCGCGGGATTTGGTGAAATTCGATACACCAGGGTTGCCTTATTTGGTCAAAGCGTTACAAGCATGGATGATGAAGCCATTAGAAATTTGACAACGCTAGATGATCAAAAAATGGAGGTTGCTCCAACTGTTACACCTCCTATAAATAATTCAGTTACTGTTAGCGTCTCTTTTAGTAATAAAGATCTAACCGATGACCTCACTTACAATTCGATTGGTTGGTTTGCACAGAATAATGACGACCAGAAAGAGATTCTGTTAGGAATTACGCCAGCTTTAGGCGAACGAACTATTCCAGCGGGGTCGCCAGATCATAGATCAACGGCTTCACTCGATATTTCATTAGCCTTTGCTATTTCAAACGCCGCAAAGGTTGATCTGACGGTTAACGAAATTGGCGTGGCTCATATGTCAGACGTCAACGCGGCTATTTTGAAGCTCAAAGCGGAGTATGATCCTAAAATTGCGGAGGCTGGCAAGGTCAAGGGTGCAAAGATCAATGACGGAGCGGTTGTTGAACCTGACAAAGACGGCATTCTTGACTTGATTGTTGACAGCGACCGCATTAAGGATTTTCCAAAAGAAGTCACTGATTTAAATGATTTGGTTCAAGCCGGCGCTTACCGCATGACCAACCTTACAGTCCCCGAAGCTCGGGCAGTAAAAAATAATCCGGTGCAAGCGCCGATTAAAAACCGCTCTGTCATAAAAGTTTTGGCAGATGGAAACAATGTTATCCAACTTATTGTAGGCATCCAATCTGCCACACCAATCTATGTCAGATGCAAAATCGATCAAACAGCTACCTGGATGAATTGGAGTTGCTTGAATCCCTCACAATTAAACGATAACGACATTCGCAACTTAATTTATAGTCAAATTGCGCAGTTGCAGGACGTCTATGCGACAAAAGACGACGTAAGCAAGGCTAGTCAAGCGGCGGTTAAATCGGTTAGCGGGGTAAAGCCGGACAACAACGGTAACGTAGACGTTACCACAACCGTTGCCAGAGGTTTCGATGTCAACGCAAACGCCACAACTAAGATGACGGTTGAAAACTTGGCCGGCGGCAATCAGATCTTGCTGGATCAGAATGCAGGGCAAGACATCGTTAACTGGACTAAAGGACAGTTAAATGGCAAGCTGTCCAACTCCGGTGGAGACATGGCGGAACATAGCACTATCAACTGGAATGGCGCGGGCACAGTTGAATCGCATGACGGTAACATTGGTGGCCTTAGCTGGGCTGGGGCTACTGATCAGGCTCAAATCTTTGCGGAAAACAACGGTAATGACAACTTAGACCTCGTTTTCAAGTTAGGCAACGATGATTCTAACCATTTCAGTTTCAGAAACGCCGCAGGACAAGAAAAAGCCGCTATTTTGGCGAATGGACAAATCAACAGTCCAACTGTCCAAGACTTGTATAACAAGCTTGCCCAATACACTGTTGACTATAACAACAGCTACATCCATGACACCACAATTGACTTTAACAACTACCTGCATGAAACGCGAACAATTAAAGTTGCTAACGTCAAGGGAAATAATGGTCCCTTAGCAAATACTGCGACTATGTGGGGCTGGCTTACTACCTACCACTGGGATGATAACTCGGTTACACAAGAATATCGGAGTGCTGACGGTGACGTATTCTGGCGTGCAACTAATGCAAGTGCTTCAAGACAATGGACTTGGCACAAGTACGCTAATCAAGATACCGTTGATCAACAACAGAAACAAATTAACGATTTGATCAATACCGTCAACTTTATCAAGAACAACTACTTGCTAGGCAAGCGATTCCCAGCGAACCAAGAAGCACAAGCCCAAGCTTGGGAAAACGCAAACCCTAACGGTATTGCAATGATTGAAAAATAATAGAAGGGAGCGAGAACATGCTAGATCATATGCTTTTTAATAGATTAAAATGGTTCAACATTGACAACAATTCTCAGCAGATCACAGCAAACGGTAAGAAATGGGGAGCTTATCCAACTAGCGTGAAATTGAATGGAACAGGAGCGCTTGCCAGTGACTTAGGCTTGGGCAACGTTATCGGAACCCCGAATTGTGAATGTTATGCCAAAATTGCTAATAGATTTGGAACTTACTACGTCGTGAATTACGAAGGACGAATGGCGTTCATCAAAGACGACCAAATTGCATCTGAAAATTGGGAGGGGGGTAAATCCCTCTTAATTCACTTTTATCAAGCACTTAGAGCCATCACTAGAAAGGTGGTGGTTCTATGATCGAAAGCATACTCTTTAATAGTGAAAAGTACCGTAAATACGGCTACACCAGCATTACTAAGACACTAAATAATCCTGATCATCGATTCAAGTTAGTTGATAGCGTTGATGTTTTAGATATGAACAGATACACTGTGGTGACTTTTAGCAATGGCGATAGTTACCGGGCTAAGAACTACGTTCTATATAATCATGTAGACGAGCCATCAACGTTTTTTAATCCAACAACGCAAGGCAATTATTTGCAAGTGGGCAGCGAAACCACAGCTTATGGAACAGGTCCCGGCATAGAAGCTTATTACCATGGAGCTTATGAAGATGATGATCACGGTATGCATGAAACTCCAATAACGGTTGATTGGGTAAAAATAGAAATAAACGTAGATTAGCACTCAATGAGTGCCTTTTTTATGCAAAAAACCTTGCCAGCGTTGCTGAACAAGAACAGGCATTAAAGGCAAAGTTCCCAACTCTTACAGGCTTTGTCTACTTGTCAGATCCTGACAATGCGGATCCCGTTTGGCATCACAAAGTAATCCCAGTTTTTGGCGATGAAGCAAATGTGGGGCTACCATGGCAAGTCCATGCTGAAAGACCAGCTGACAACTTAAAAGACCCAGTTTGGACAGTTGGCGCTACTGATTGGAGTGAAAACGATAAGAACAACCAACGCATTATCTTGCAACAAGCTACACAAAAGCTGGCTGAATTGGACAAGAAGAGCGTAGAACTTGACCAAGCTAACGACAAGGTAGACCAAGCATTGAAGGATATGCAAGAAGTTCAAGCTCAATCATCTAGGCAAAACTTAGCTTTGATGAAGAGCTTTACTGAACAAACTCAAAACACTAATCAAATTCTTGGTGCTATGCAAAAGACCTTAGCAATGGT